GCTTGCAATATTCCATGTAATCATCAACAAGTGCTTCAAAATGTGATACATCCGCCCCCTTGGCTCTGAGCTGTGCCATGAGCGACTCTCTGATTTTTGCCTGCGACTGCTGTGCCATTTTTTTGATCTCACCTCACTTTTTTCTCGCGTGCGTGCGCGAGGATGTTTTGTCGTGTCCATTCCCCCGTTGCTTTCCCCTCTCCAAAATTAGGGTAATAGGGGGGTGGGGGTACTCTACCAGCGTTCTTCATTCACGAAATGTTCTTCATCGTTGTGTTTATATCCGTTCTTCTTCCACTTCTCAGGGTGGAGCTTGTTGTGGCACGCCTTGCATACCGGTATAAGGTTCTGATATGTCTTGCCACCATATGTATATGTCCTGCTGAGTGCCAGAGCTGGATGCTTGCGAACGAACTGTACATGGTGTACCGTGCTGAGAAGATGCTTGTTGCCTTCGTCATCCACATCGTATCTGGTGATGACTCCTCGCTTCTTACACTCGGCACATTCGTAGTGATTCTCCTTTAGAATCTTATCCTTGAGTGATCTCCACTCTTTTGACTTGTAGAACCTCCACAGTTCATCCTTGTCTATCAGTTCCTCTATCCAGTTCTTGAGTTCATCGGCTTTCATACTTTTTCTCCACAACAAAAGCTCCGGTCTCCCGGAGCTCATATATATGTTTGAGGGCTTATCCTCATTTGGCGATGATATAACTATATCTGTTTTTTTGTCCTTCGAGTATCGCACTTTATATTTTTTTTGCCATCATGTAATAGAACTTGCGGCGGATCTCGTAGAACAATGTTCTGCCGCACGGTACTCCCTGCTGGTCTATCATGCGATATGTACAGCCTTCTGTGGTAACATACCTGAGGAGATACGGATATATCTCATCATATCCGGCGACTGCTGCCCTGGCTGTATCCTCAACCAATGCCACCTTATCGATCAGCTCAGCCCTTCTCATTGCGGCATCTGCTGTCGCATCAGATCCACCGCCTGACCCTGTAGGCATCCCTGTAACCTGTGGGCTTTTGTAGGTGTCTGTATTGTTTTCTATCTCTGCCTTCCATTCGCTATACTGTAGGCAGTATGAGTATGCCGTAGCAAAGGCATGCTTGGATATTCCATACTTCTTGCTGTTGATTGGCCTTACGTTTGGCATTATGTATCTCCTCCCTTGTAATCCTAACCATATACTGTTCAGCATTCCTACTGAGGTGGCAACTTTTTCATATGCCTTTCCCTCCTGACTTCATTTTCAAGGTCTCTCTGTCCGCGACATATAAGCTCTGTAACATACTGTTCGGCTTCTCTGTAGCTAACCGGTTCGGTAAAGTCTATGTATACTGATACCTTATGTGTACTCATACAGTTCTCGCACTCTACGGCCAGGCTATTCATTTCAATATCTTTCGTCTCTCTCATTCGTTACTCCTTTCTAAAAAAATCTTTCATTGGAAGTGGTTCTGCTGACAAACCGCCGTGCCTCACAATCTTAGTAGCATCATATAAATTCACTGCATCCTCTAGTCCTCTTGTGGAAAAATACGAAATGCCTGGCTTGTCAGTTTGATACCGAACATCATGCTTTTCACTAATAAAAAAAGATTTTTCATGCAACTGCTTTACAACCTTATCCACATCGTATGCTATTGGCTGTTCCTCTATATACTTTCCAAAGGCTCTTAAGCTGGATCGTATTGCAGTCAATACATCTCTTGTCAGAATGCAGTACACGCCTGTTCCTGCAATACACTTTTCAGTTACAATTCTTTCTTGTTCATTTACCCAATCGGTCAGCCTGTCTGCATCGATTAATCTCATCCTTTTCCAGCCCCCTCTCTATTTTTTTGATGTGCAATATATAATACTTCTTTCCTGGCTCAGCTCCCCACTCTGGCTTGCCCGTGCCTATACTGAGCGTACACATTGCCTTTATCTGAGGAGCCACCTTTGAATATCCATTGCGGAATATCACTGGCACTAGCCACTCTACCTGATCCATCTCTGGTAAAACATTGTGCAGCACCTCATCACCTACGCATATTGCACCGAAGGCATTTAAGAGTCTGCTGTCGTAGTAGTCTTTTATCTCCCTGTATTCCTCTTTCTTTTCTCCGGAGACGATCATATCAAACCACTTACGTTTTATTGGTAATATCAACATTTACTTAATCCTCCAGTCTAATGATTTGTAAATAACTCCTTGTACACATCCCTCTCTCCCTCACATCTAGCGAGGGCAACTTCAAGACTGTGTATATTCGCCTTAAGGTAATTCATCTCTGATATAAGAGCATCCTCTCGCATTGATACCTGTTCAGGATATTCCTCAACTGGTATTGCATGTAAAGGTTCGCCCTGGGCATAATTCAATAATCCAAATGTGTCTGCTATGATCTGTCTTGCCTGCTCGGCTTCAGAATCTGGTAACCTCTTTTCAAAGCTGATGATGTTTTCGCTCTGCGTATATTGTATCATCATTGGATTTGCATACATCTTTCCGCGGTATGTGACATCTATGTCCTGACATGTGATGTTTGTCTTTCTCAGTTTTATATATACTGCGGTCTGTCCATCATCAGCAAGTACAAGAGCCGGCACATCTCCCTGTGCGCTCTGTATCATCCATATTTCTTCTGGGTTAGCTGTATCTTTCATTTTCTCTTTCTCCTTTTCTTTCTTCGTGACTAAGCTTACTGCAATGGATGCTGTAGGATCCGGATATCCTTCTGCGTTCTTTCCTGTCATTAATCCTCCTTTATGATCATCATGCCTTTTGCCAGCGCATAACCATATTCACGGTTCGCCCCTTTGGACTGCTGCCAGCCGTCAAGCATATATATCGTGTCGCATCTATCCAGGAGTCTCAGACATATGTCCATACACTCCTCATATGACCATTCTTTAGGCATTTGTGGCAGGATGCGTGCTGGATTCACCACCGCCGCATCCGTGTATTTCTCTTCAAGATACTCCTCGGCATCACCGAACTTGTACATGTAATCATTTACTTCTGTAATTGGTCCACTTAAGTATATTCTTGTCATATCTTCTCCTCTTCTACACATATTTCTTGTGACTCTGCTCTAGCTCTCTCTCAGATATGTCTAAATATATCTGTGTAGTTTCTATGCTCTCATGGCCAAGCAGCTTCGACACCTGTTCAATTGGCATTCCTCGTCTCAGCGCAAACGTTGCTCCTGTCCTTCTGAATCTGTGTGGATGTACTTTCTCAATTCCACATTTTTTCCCGAGTTTTCTGAGACGATCTTCCACCGTGCCTTTATCTATGTGTCCTGTCCCTATCAGTTCTGGAGCTGTCCACCAGTTCCTAGGTTTAACTCCTGCATTTTTAGTAGCTGCAGACATTGCACTTATTCCTGCGCCACCAACTTTTAAATTTGCTTTCGGAAATAGATACTCATTTCGATCATTGCGGCAGCTTATATATTGTTTTAAATACAGCTTTGCCCTTGCATTTATATAACAAGTTCTATCCTTTTCTCCTTTGCCATGTATGAGAACGCTTTCATAGTCTTCTGATATCTCATTTAGTTTTATCTGACATAGCTCTGTTACTCTGCACCATGTCGATAACAGCATTTCTAAAATACAAGTCAACCTGATATCACCTTGAGCCTCCAGTCTAAGTTGTTCTATCTGCGTCTCTGTGAGTGCATCTTTCTTAGTTTTTACTCTTTTCACTGGGTCTACTTTGTTCATCGGATTTTTGATAACGTATTCTTCTCTGACCATCCACTGGTAAAACGATGATATCGGTCTCAAAAGATCAGCTAGATATGTCTTACTTGCATGGTCTCTTACTTCCTTAACCGCTAAAAATAATTTGATGTCATCTGATGTCACCTCAAGCGGAGACTTCTGGCATTCCGAAAAAAATCTATTCAGGTTTGCGTTGTACATCTGTATAGTTCTCTCGGTTCTTCCGGCCACCCTCTTATTCACCAGAAATAATTTAATATATTTCTGAATCTCGTCCTCATCAACATGAGTTGACACCTCTGTGCACCTTCGTGATACATCATAATTATCTAAAGTCATTATCAACTTCGCCCTAACCATATCTGTGTCAACTCCGGCATCCTGAAGAACCACCATTATGTCGTTAAATAAAGCTGATCTCATAACAATACCCCCATTTCCGCCGGTGTATATAATACTCTCATTTCATCATAGCCTTTAGTGTACGGTTCTCCTAACGTATCCCCTTGTACGACTGTCGCTTTGATTCCAAGCAATGACATCTGTATGTATGTCATATATACTCCATTCCAGTCCAAGTCCTGAGCCACTACTCGGAGCTGCTTCTGATAGTCATAGCCATGTTCTTTCATTACCTGTGCAAATGCTATAAGCGATCCCCCTCCTCCTGTTGATGGTTCGTTGAGTGTTATCTCATTGCAATCTTCGATCTCTTTGATATGCGAATCAAATCCGAGTGCAGCCATCAGGTAAGATAAATGATACGGTGTGAAAAACTGACCTGTTGACTTACTACCACATCCGGTTTTCATGTATATATCTCCGAGTATGTCCCGAAATTGATCTTCAAATGCCAAGGCTAAAGCCCCTGTCATATCTCCAAATATTCTTAGTTCCTCTGCCCTATATCTGGATGAAATGTTCTTATACTGTTCTTCCCGGCTATCTTTAACCTCTTTCCGTAATGTGACTGCATTAGATATGGCTATAGCTGTCATCGCAACCCAGTCACTGAATACTCTATATGCTGTGTATCTTCCGGACATTTTGTTTATTGTATCTATGATGAATCTTTCATAGTCCATTTTCGTCCTCCAGATAGTTCTTCCTGAATATATTCATAAATTCTACCCTTGTGTGCTCTCTCTCAAATGCACGCTGACCGTCTCTCTGAAGTTTCCGCATATTGTCTGCGTTGTTGTGGACTGCTGCCGGTCCAGCAGTATGATGTTCTATGCACAGATACACCTTGAGGCCGTATGCCTCAGAGTGTATTCTGTTTGGGCCTCCGAATATGTGATGCTCCTGCAGAGGCTTCCTTCCGTAGTCTCCGTTAAGTCTTGTGCACAGATAGCAGGTGCCGTCTTTAAACTGCAGGATTGACGGCTTATGCTGCTTTCTTTTTTTCTTGTATACCGGCTTAGGGTACATCATTCCATATCCTCCAGTGTCGAAGGTGTAAGGTCTACGCCTTTCAGGGCATCCAGCGTCTTCTTGTTCTTTCTATCGTGACGGAATGTTGCTGTCATACGGCATATGTTATTCTGCCAGAGCACACCTACCTTACTGTAGAACGGTACAGATGGTACATATTCACCATGCTCCTCGTCAATACTGCCCTTGCTCAGGTTAATAAATGCCTGGTTGAGCAGGTAAAGCATTCCGGTATCTGTGTCCTGAAGATATCGCTGCAGTGTCCCATCTGTACCGATCTGGAGCGTATCTGTGATGGTGAGCGGTCCCATTGTGTAAGGTTTAGCATCTATGCTCATAGGCATTTCCACTTCATACTGATTTCCCTGCTTGTCTGATCGGAATCTCTCTCCCGGCTCTGGGAGCTCACCAGCAAGTGCTATTATGTTCGCAAGCGTCTGCTTCGGGATGTATTCTCTTTTGATCTCTGTCTCCCAGAATCTTCCTGCTATGTATACCCAGTTATCTTCGTTCTGGGCTATGACAAGTCCATCTGACTTGTATGCCTGTTTCATCAAATTGTTCAGTACCTTCTCATTCAGAAACATTGTCCTCTACCTCCTTCTCTTCATTTCCATTTATGCACGCTCTTAAATACTTGTGTGGCACATTTGCCTTGACGCCATTATATATGACCTCTGCCTTTGCCGTATATTTCATGAGGTTCATGAGCTCGTTTACCTTAAGCTCAACTCTTGCCTCTGCTGTGAAAGCGTCTACTATTCCCATGTTCTCTACCTCCATATCATTAGCTGTCCGCACCAATGGCAGTGCGTGTGATTGTAACCTGTTCGTTTCCCGCACCGAGGACAGGCGAAATAGTTCTCGCCCATCTTTACAGGCTGCTTACCAGTCTCATAGTCTGCAGTAAGTCTTCCCGAGAGTGCCGCTGCTTTGTCGTAATCGCTCACGATATCTATTGCTCCGGTGACTGCTGCCTTCTCACAGGATGATAAGCATCCATCTTTTATGTTCATAAGGTGCTTTATGATGTCTTCATTCCTCACTTAATTTCCCCCTTTCTAATCATCTGTTCTATGTCAAAGTGGCTAAAGCATTCACGATAACCTTTCTCGCTCCTCATTAACACATAGTCCCTGTATGACTTCACTACAGTCCACCGCACCCACTTTGTATATGGGACATTGTTCTCTTTGCCGCCATATGATAATATCTTCACCCGCCTGCCAGGCTGGCAGATGATATTGTGTCTTGCTGTGATCTCGAATCCTGTCATGTGCTCTCCTTTCTAACTCCAACCTTTTGTGGAATGTAATATGTCCTTGAGCTCTTTCAGCTTCTCCCGTATTCCAGCCATCATCCTGAGAGCATCGCTGTAATGGTCATTAGATATCTCTCGTTCAAACTGTCTGACCGCCTTCAAGGCATCTTTTTTTCTGCTTTCAAGGTAGGGAATCTCTAGGATTTCCTTGAATTTTGACACTGGCACAATTACTTCTTCCGCTCCCTCAGTACCGTTTTCAGATGTTCCATGCTCTTCTTCAGTTCTCTCTCCGCTTTCTGAATCTGCTCGTTCAGATACTGAAGCTGATTCTCCAGTGCTGATGTATCCCGTCTCTGCTGTTCCAACCATACTATCTTTGCTTTTATGTTCTGTTTCTCCGCGTACAGCGTTTCCAACTGCCTCACTATGTCCATCTGCTGCCTCCTCTACATCGTGATGTATCTCTTCTTCCTGTGCCAACGGCGTATCCTCTGTCTCCTTGCTCTCTTCTCTCTGATCTGTTGCCACATCTGCATTATCTTGTTCACTCGCTTCCTCCTCTCCGAAGTGTGTGCCACTATCTACTTTTATCAAATCATTCATTAAAAACCTCCTCTATCTATACAAAACACAACTGTCCGCTCTCTTCTTCGCCTATCTTCATGTTTGGCATTCTCTTCCTTACACAAAGTTCTGGAAGATTCGACCTCACCATCGCTGCCGGTATAGGTGGACAAACTGCATTTCCACATCTCCTAACCTGTTCGCTTCTTGAATATGTCTTACCTGTGCTGTCATGATCTATGATGTAATCATCTGGGAACCCCTGGCATCCATATAGCTCCTTTGGCTCAAGCATTCTGAGACCAATGTCCACTATCTGATACTCAACGCCTTGGATTGTTACAAGTCCGAACCGGTCTCTTGATGTCACTGTATCAAGCGGCTGTTCTATGTCCTGCCCTGTACCCTCTCCGTAGTATTTAATCAAGAATGCTCTGACCTCTCCAAAATGTCCGGCTGATGTTGTAACTGTATGCAGCGGCTCTCTCTCATCCTGTCCTATTCCTGTTTTGTAGAACTTACTGAGGAACGAAGTCACAAGGCCATATCTGTTTGAACTGTCCACTGTCATGATCGGATTCTCTATACCTTGACCTCGCACCTCGTCTGAATTGGTCTCCGAATGATATTGAATAAGTGTAGGACTTATTAGACAGTGCTCATTCTTGCTGACAATAGTAGTAAGTGGTTCTCTCACATCTTTGCTACGATCTGCAGAGAATCCAGTCTGTCCTATCTGAACCATATATGGTTCTACAACTCCATATCCGTGCTTGCCTGTGATTGTCGGCATTGGATCTCTTATGTCCTGTGGCTTTCTATCGCCGCCATGATTGCACTGGATGATGAACGGCTCCGGATTATCCAGAACGAACTTCTTCAGCCCTCTTGCAATCCTCTGCATAGTCTTTGGTGCAAGCGGCCTCACCGCCCGGATGCCATACTTCTCCTTGATCTCATCTGATGTATCAAAGATACTCGGACAAGGTAAGCTGAAATCAAGCTGTGTATATGCCCCAATGTAAGGCCTTAGCAGTCCCGTCTTGACCTCTTCACTGTCTGCCGGTGCATGTGTAGGCTTTGGCCACATGATTGGTACGCCATCGCACCTTGCGATCATAAAGAACCTTTTTCTCTTGGTTGGTGCTCCGTAGTCTGCCGCAACAAGCTCTCTGAACTGTACCTCATATCCCAGCTCATTGAGCTGCTTTACAAACTTCCTGAAAGTATCTCCTTGCTTTGCCTTTATCGGATGATGTCCTCTGTTGAGCGGGCCCCATGTCTTGAACTCCTCAACGTTCTCCAGCATGATCACTCTCGGTCTCACAAGAGCCGCCCATCTGCAAGCTACCCATGCAAGCCCTCTGATGTTCTTATCCTTTGGTTTGCCACCCTTGGCCTTTGAAAAATGCTTGCAGTCTGGTGAGAACCAGGCAAGAGCTACCGGGTGTCCCTCACAGGCTTTCACAGGGTCAACCGCCCACACGTTCTCACAATAGTGCTTTGTGTTTGGATGGTTGACCTTATGCATCCTGATGGCTTCCGGGTCATGGTTGATAGCTATATCAACGCTGTATCCTGTAGCCATCTCAATTCCTGTTGATGCCCCGCCGCCTCCGGCAAAGTTATCAACAACAAGCTCTCCGTTTATCACTCGTCGCCCACCTCCAGAAAGTCAAACAGCGTCGGTGAGTCAACCTCATTCTCCTCGGACTGCAGATAGCCAACACCATCTCTGAAGTAATCCGGATTGAGCTCACATCCCTTGCCAAATCTGTGCATCTTGACCGCCATCATTGGTACTGTCATAAGGCCGCCGAACGGATCATATACCACATCGCCCGGATTGCTGTACCTGTTGATAATTCTCTCAACAATATCAAGCTGCAGCGGGCACACGTGCATCGTTGCCCTTCGTCTGCTTTGCGTCGTGTTGAGCGTCCTCATCCGGTTTATGTCATCCCATACCTCAAGCTGATTCCAGGATCCCGGAGCAACCACCATGAATGTAGCTGGAAGCCTGCCATCTGTATCCAGGTACTTTGCAAGTGCCACATGCTCCTCATAATTGTATACGTGCTCTCTGCTGTACTGCCTGTACACTCTCTGTAAGTTGTCCACAGATACACCCTCAAGCTCCTCTTTGCTTATCAGCCTGTCTCCTGAACTTCTCCAGTATCCATGAGCATCTATCTGCCACTGTGCTCTTGTGTACTCATCCTTGGACTTTGTAACCGGATCATCAGCGTATGCCTTGCTGTGATCTGTTGGCAGCTTGCGGAATAACAGGATATATTCAGGACATCCCACACCCATCTTGGTGCCATCCTTGCACTGCTCAGTCCATCCGAGCCGGTATGTCTGGTTATTCTCTCTTACAACATCCGTAACCACTGTTATCATTCCAAAATACTGGAAGCCATGACGCATATAGTGTTCTATGCAATCAGCGTGGAATGGCTCAATAGTCGGCATTCCTGTGCCGGTAGCATTTCCAAACAACACTCTATCCTTAACGTGGATGGCCGCCACTCTTCCTGGCTTCAGCACCCTCAAAAGCTCCGGTGTCAGGAAGTTCATCTGTTCAAAGAACCGCTCTGTATCCTGATTGTGTCCGAAGTCGTTATAATTTGCGCTGTACTCGTAGTGATTGCCGAACGGTATCGAAGTATGTATCAAATAAACACTGTTGCTCTCCATTGCCCTTGTCTCTTCCACACAGTCGCCATACACAGCCTCATAATGCTTGCCTCTTACCGTTCTCTCTTCTCTTGTGCCTTCCACACCCATCTTCCTCTCTAATCTCTCCGTTTTGTTTGCTGAATCAAGGCCATACTTCTTCACGATCTCAATCATCTTCTTGACCATGTGATTATGATTCTTCCACTTCTCGATCAGTGCGTCCTTGATCTCCCGCTCATTCTCCATGTAGATGATGTCTATTACTACTGTGTCATGCTGCAGGAACCTGTAACACCTGTGCACAGCCTGTATGAAGTCATTGAACTCATAATCAATACCAACAAATATCTCTCGGTGACAAAACCGCTGGAAGTTACATCCTGAACCGCTGATTGACTTCTTGGTGGCAAATAACCTTGTCTTGCCATTGCTGAAGTCTATGACTCTTTGCTCCCTAAGGTCGTAGTCCATGGATCCGTATATGTCCACTGTCTCCGGCAGAGCTTTCTTAATAGCGTGTCTCTCTGCTTCCTGATCGTGCCACAGAATGAAATGATCCTCCGGAGAGCTATCAACTATCTCCTTCATCTTCTCGACTCTGGCATCTATGCTCTCACGCTTGATCTTGGCTGCCTCTTTAAGTCCTGTGCTTGCCTGCGTGAAAAGCTCCATCTGGCCGTCCCTGTCAACTGAATCTCCGTAGTGTATCGGTATTTCGTGCCACCTCACATCCAATGGAGGTAGAACGTATCCATCATCGGAGTAATCTGGATTGAGATCCGATGGTTTTGTGATAAAGAGCGCCCAGCTACTCACCCACAACCAAAACTCATCTTCCATGTTCGGGTACAGTGTCAGGTTATTTGCCTTGGTTGAATCCCTTTGAAAGAACCTTGTAAGTGCCTGTCCTGTGTCCATGACTTCAAGATATCCAGCATAGTGTATAAGCTCCTTGTACTTGTTCGGTGATGGTGTAGCGGTCGCTACGAGCTTGTAAGGTACATTTTTGAACTTGTCAAGGAATGTCTGGTATGTCTTAGATCCGAACGATCTAAGCACGGATGCTTCATCAAGTGAGGTTGCCGCAAAATACGATGGATCTATATCTCCGTCTCTCACTCTCTCATAGTTCGTCAGAACGATCTGACTTGTGCTTGCCTCAACCTCTTCCATGGTTCGGCAATATTCAGGCTTCTCATATCCGAGCAGTTCCACCGCATCCCGGGTAAACTCTTGCTTAACTCCAAGTGGTAATACAATCAACGCTCTACCGCCGGTATGTTCTGCTGCAAGGTGGCAAAACTCTATTTCCTGTGCAGTCTTGCCAAGCCCAAACAACTCAAACAAGGCTCTACGTCCACCCTTCAGCGCCCATGCCACCGCATCACTCTGATGTGGCTTTAGGGCTTTATTTATGCGGCTCTTATCGACCTCAAAGCCGCTGTCAGTAGCAAGCTCTATCTTGCTCTCTAAAAACTCTCTATATGTCATTCACTTCTCAGGAACCCGATATATCGTTACCCCGGCCGGAGGTTCGGCTCCTTTCGTGTGTTATTTATTATTGTTCAGCTCATCAGCCAGCATCTTCTCAAGCTGTCCAAGCTGTTCAGAATGATCTGTCTGTTTGAAGTTTGCAAATCCGTTTGGATTCACGTTCCGTGGCTGCCCTCGGCTCTTACCGTCATCCTTAAGCGGATATACTGATTTCCAGCCACGCATAATAGACTGATTGATTATTTTTATCTGCTCATTCTTATCGTGTGATAGACTGTTGAGCCTGTTTATAGTCAATGTGATTGCTCTATCGGTCATGGGACTCTTTATACCCTTACGAAACTTTATGTATTCATGAATAGCCTCGTCCAGTTCTGGAACATCACTATACTTGACCGGTTCAGACTTCTTACGTGGTTTCTCCACCTCCGCATGTGTGCACGCACGTGCCTTAGTAGGAGTATGTATATACTCCTCATTATCACTATCATTATCATATTCATTATCATTATCGGCTTTTTTGGGTTCGGTTGGGTTTTCCTCGGTTTCAGAAATAACCGTTCGGTTTTCAGAAAAACCATTCGGTTTATTTGGGTTTTCCTCGGTTTCAGAAATAACCGTTTCCTTTGTAGGTCTACCACCCTTTTTGCCGTTGGATTTATTACGCTCACATTTCTCCTCATATTTGGAATTGTCCTTGTCCATGCGTGCCTTGATAAAAGAGAAACACATGGCAAGCGCACTACCTTTTGGAAGATTCGGAACTTCGCCTGTCTCCTGGTAGTCCATCAGAGCAAACATTAACTCACCGACCTGCTCCGGTGGCAGCATCGACAAATGCTCTCTATATTCGGTATAAAAGACAAAGCTCCCTTTATTTCCCATGTGGCTCACACCTCCTTGATTCTGATTCCATGTTTATAAAGCATCAACTTGCGCTTTATGATGTATTCCTTTGTTCTCATGCCCTTTGTATCTTACACAACCATTTCAAATCCATCCCAGTAAACGAAGTCCGCTATGTATGAGCACTTACGCTCCAAGAGCTTCCCTGGCTTGAATCTGCCCTTGTTGGGTCCTTTTTCATATATCTCATTTGTGTGTTCTCTCTGAGCTGGTATAAGCTCAAATTCTCTCTGAAGCTGCAAGCCTGTTATCTTGCCAGCTTTCTCAAGCAATTTCAGCTCTGTATATCTCTGAGCTTCTTTCTTGCTGTCAAATGTGATGCCGTCTACAACAATCTTCCTGTTGCCGTATTTAGCTCGTGATCTGTTCCAAGCCATTGTTACTCCTTTCTCCCTGTCACCCTCATATAAGAGCAACAGGGATATATGCTTAAACCTCTGCGTTACTGTGTGATGTATTAACGCATGTCATGAACTCTACTTGAAACTTCCGAACAGTGCCGCTTCTGCAGCGTTCATCTCTGGCTGTGGATCCTGAACACTGTTCTGTGTATTCTGAGCATTATTCTGAGTATCCTGTGGCTCTGCCTGTGGAGCCTGTGCTTCTGGTTCATTCATCTCTGTTGCTGTGGTTTCCACATACTCATCATTGTCATTCTCAACGTATGTAGGATGTCCCTCAGCGTCCAAGGTTGCCATGTCGCCCTCAAATGCCTTCTGGAGTTCTATGCTCATTACTCCCCACTTGCTGATCAGCTGTCGGAGCATTGTCTTGTAAGCCATGCCATCAAAATTCTTATACCAGAACGATGAATACATCCAGGAATCACGAGGATCATAGTTACCGGCTTCATAGTCAGCATATGATACTCTCTGCTTCTCTCCGTACTTTGTCTTGATCTTTCCAGCATCCTTATAAAATGCCTGTGAATACTTGTCCGCATGAGCAAGCATCTGAGCCTTACTCCAATACATTGTCTTTCTGAATCCGTTCACAAGCTCAAACATTGCATAGTAGCCGATTGTCTCAGCCTCTTCACGCTTGTCCCAGTCATCAACCATGAGATTAACTTTGATGTCCTCGTTCAAAGGATCGAAATACTCAAGCTCACCCTCCTTGATAGCGACAACATTCAGTCTCTTATACTGACCGGAACGGATCGCAAGCTGGATATATCCCTTATATCCCATCTGGAACTGAGCTTCCTTTGTGCCTGCCTTGGTGTTGTTGAACGGAACCATATAATAGTGTCCGAGCTGTGGAGATGGCGAAAGCTGTAAACTCTCACCAAGAAGTGCAGCTGAAAGAATCGACTGATTCGTGCACTCCTGAAGTGTAGGGTTGGTGTTATATGCTGATACGATAGCAGATATGAACCTCTGTCCATTCTTACCACCAACTACCTTGTTGATCTGATTCTTGATTGCATCCTGTGTAAGGTATGCTGTGATTCCAAAATTCTGCTGTGCTTTACTTTTTGCTACCAAACTGTTATTTACTGCCATTATTCCGTACCTCCTAATGTAATCCGAATGCCTTGCGCAATGCCTCTTTCAGCACCTGCTGAAGATCCCCTGTGTTGCCCCTGTTGCTTCTTACTTTGGACAATATGTCAAACGTATCATTTATAAGCCCCTTCATAATCTCGTCAAGGTCTCCCTCAGCTTTGGATGCTTCCATTGCTCTGCTTATCAGCTCTTCTGCAGCTGACTCTCCATACTCTTTAGCAAGGGATTCTCTCATTCCCTTCACCATAATTGCCAACTCCGATACAAGAACCGGTGTTGTTCCTCTCATTGATACTGATCCCATTTCTGACTTAATCATCTTGTTACCTCCTACTTAATCGCTCTAAATGTTATATTTCTACTCTGGAAGAACTCTCTCAGAGCCGTTGCGTCCTCTGTTGTAAGTTCTACTTCAAACTTAACTACCATCTTCTGTGGTTCCGGCTGTGAGTCCTGTACTGGTGGTGTCATAGCCTGTGCCATAGCCACTCTCTGTGCCTTGCGCTCTTCCTCAGCCTTTCTACTTGCCTCTGCCTCAGCCTTTGCCTTTGCGATCTCTGACATTCTCTTAGCCTCAGAAATGGCCTTGTTGATGTCTAATGTCTCCTTGAATACCTCTGTAGCCTCAAATCCGAACTCCGGGAGCTGACTGAGTGTAAGCACTCCGTTGCCGATCTCATACATCTTTGACCTCATCTGATCTTCGATACTCTTCATTGATACCGAAGCATTCAACCACTTCGGATCCCAGATCTTCTCCAACGTGACAAAATTCTGGAAACCTATCTGAGAGAACAGCACTTCAATGGCTTTCTGCTTTTCGGCCTTGCGTTTCTCATCGTATGCCTTGACCTGTTCATCTATCACCGCTATAGGCTTGTCTATAATGCCTATGATTTCGTTGATCTGAGCCTTAAACACATTAAACGGCTGCATGTATTCTTTCTCTCTTCTGATGCGCTCATCATTGAGGGCTCTCTTCAGCTTGTTCAGATTGGCCTTGTCTGCCTTTGCGTCCTTGATCTGATCATCTGTGTAGACAAGCGTCTCATAAAATGAGACCTTAGATGTAAGCTCAGCCTTGAGCTCTTCGTAGTTAAAATCAATCTTCTCCGGTATCGCTACCTCATTAACTCTTAATTCCATTTTTAACCTCCTAATTCAGCACCAGCTCCATCTGGTGACTCTCCTTGTTCTCACGTATCATCGACATGATACGCTGTGTCTGTCGCTGTCTCTCTTCCTCACAGTCGCAGTGTTCGCCTGGATCCAGGTAAGCACCGCACTGTTGACATTCGTTGTAATACATGCCATTTCCTTTCATATTTCCGGGAGTATCAGTGGTGGCTCTTTCTTCGTCTGTACGCACTCCCAGAAGTCTCTTTCAGCGTCAATAAGATACTGAATGTCATCCTCTACCTCCGACCGCTCTATCGGATAGTGTTTGGTCTGCAAATATACCTCTCCATCAATTTCAAACTTGAGCTGTGCCTTGAGTACCGCATATTCAAACTCTGTCACCATCAAGTAATGAAGCACCTGTATGTAATAGTTATCTGGCACTCTGTTATCCCATTTTTTCTTCTGACTTGACTGCAGGATCTCTGTGGTCTTGATCTCAAGCACACCATTGCGTCCATCCCGGTCCATAAGCCATCCGTCAAGGCTTGCATGCGCCCATGGGTACTTATCATTCGTGAACATGTTGTTTTCCACATATCCAACTTGATACTGTGGATAATCCAACTTGAATAACTCCCTCAGATGCTTTTCTGCCTCTGTTCCATACTTGACATAAGGCTTGTCTGATATGTCCTCAGGCTCTATGCCGTAGGCTTTCTCCTTGAACAAATCCACATTGGTCTTGTATGGGCTCATCCCAAAGATAGCCGAGGCATCCGACCCACCTATCTTGGTTCTTGCCCTGAGCCATTCTTCATGGCTGCCAAGGGCTTTCATACTTACCATGGCTGTTCACTTTCTCTCTGATCTTCAATCCTGTTCATCTGCTCCACTGTGTTAAGCAGTCCCAGCTCTGTGAATACTGTTCCAAGCAAATATGCTATGAGGCTGCCAACCGGGAGAGCCATAATCAAAGCCGTGTTAAATATGATGTTGTATGCCATAATGATCAGTATTATCAGCATCGCCGCAAGGCACACTGCCTTGACAGCCTTTGTATCCATGTTTCTCCTCTTCATTGCTTTTCTTCCCCTTTTCTGCTATGATTTTCTTGAGTTATTTTTTATTTGCACCGGCGGATTGCAGTCCAAAGGTGCTTTTTTACTGTCAGGGATCTAATTCATCCCAGTTTATGACGGCTTCTTTTGCCACCTTATTTATGTCGAACGGCGGCACTCGTCTGCCAGCGTCAAGCTGTTTCTTGTACTTCAGATAATCCACCAAGGCAAGCACATTGACCCTTGTTACTCCAGCACCATCCAGTATGGTGTATGGTCCATATCTGCCAGACTGGACATATCTGTCAAGATCTGCTATACGTCTGGTTGCTGTAGATAATGACATCTCAAATATCTTCATCATTTTCGCCTTGCTTATGTACGGCAACCGGCCAATCTCCCTGACACCTATTACCTGTATGTCTTTGACCGCTCTGCTCATCACTCTCACTCTCCTTTCTCTATGACCAGCCTCAGTGCTCCTGTATTTTTATCCTTTTTCTGCTGAAACAAATACATCTACCAAATGGCAAATCGATCTGTAACCATGATTCAGCGTATCTGATCCCCTTCTCCGTGTATTTTGTTATGTAATGGTGCATCGTTTCCATCTCCTTTCCTGTGATATGCGCCGTCATCACAACAGTCTTATTACGATTACTGTAGCTATGCCTATGGCTGCTCCTATCAGCCCCATCACTGCAGGTCTGATGTAATCGCACCAAAGATCTTCCATGAAGTATGGCTCCTTGAGTTTCTTCTTAATCTTTTTGAGCATCGCTTGATCTCCTTTCAGCTTATTGTGTGATATACTCCTATTACAGGCTCCTGCCAGAGCCGAGTAATGCAAGGAGGTAAAACCTATGAAACTTAAGACGTTTGATGAATTCATGAATTCTATCTCAGACGATGAACTAGATGAAATTTCCCAAGATGCCGTAATGACAGCCAATGAGAATCCTGAATCTAATTTCTCTACCCAATTAGTAACTGCTAGTTTTTTTATGAGCACTAGACTTCTTCGTCGTTATCATGAATGGCTTTCCGAACAGTTTGAGCAAATACCTTAGAAGAAATTTCTATGTTGTCTGTCAATTTGCCAAACATATGGGGCTCCAGCAGCTTTCTGATTGTCTGGAGCTCTTTTTTTATCTGCAAAAGCTCTGTGTATATCTTCTTTATCATGCCTCTCCTTTCTTATTTTTCTTTATTCCTCCATGTGTTATAATCACTCTAACAAAAGGATTTATTTACAAGGAGGGATTTTATGGCACCTATAGTTGTTGCAATCATTTCAGTAGTTGGATCATTTGTTGTAGTCTATCTAACAGCAATAAAGGAATTATTTACACAGAAGTATCAAATTCGCCGAGAACAGCTTGATAACTTCTATATACCTTTCTATCAGTTCTATTGCCGTGGACTTCTGCTCTATAACAAACTCAGTAAACTTGGTCCTGAGGCAAGAGGTAATCTCTTAGATTTATTGACCAGTAACATCTATCTCATGGAGCCTAAATCACAAGCACTTTATCCTGATTTTTACCTTGCCTTTCTCAATATGCTTGAGGCTGAAAATGGCAACAAGGACTATCCTTTAGATAAATGTTCTGAAGAACTTGATATTGCATTTAACAGACTAAAAAATGCTGTATTCACCGAGTACAAAGGAATATTAAAGAAATGCAATCTCCCAGTACCTTCAATACCGCAGCAGTAACCATTCTATCTTTGAGTACGCACGCAATTGCTGATATATTTGCAATCAGAACAACAACTACCACTATCCAACCAAACATCTTTTCTCTCCTTTCTCTTATCCACTTAGTCCGCATTTTGCAAACTCATATGGTAAAAAAATATTTTCCTCTGGGAATCCACAAATGCTTGCAAAGAGACACAAATCTGCTTTAGACATCTTAGTATTGTAGCTTTCCCAGCTGCCTATAGTAGCTCTTGATACTCCCATTTTATCAGCCAATTCCTGCTGTGAAAGCTCTGCATTTACTCTAACGGCAGCTAATTTAATTTTAATTGGCAGCAAAAACTATCATCTCCTTTCATTGAGCATACTTGAATAATACTCCGCATTTTGCAAACTGTCAATACATTTTGCAAACTTTTTTTACTTTTTGCATTGCCATATTCCGCAAAATGAGTATAATCAATATTAAAGGAGTGTGAAAGAGATGGGAACTAACCAATTCGCAAAATTATTAAAATATTATCTTAATCTTAATGGTAAAACTCAGTCCGATATGGTGAATGCATTGGGTTATGACAAATCTACTGTATCCGGCTGGTGCTCTGGAGCAAGAGTGCCTAAACTCGATACGATTATAGATATAGCAAATTATTTACATGTTGAACCTGGGGATCTGATTGTTGAAGTTGATTCAAAACCATCTTACTATTTTGATGAAGAAACTGCTCAGAAAGCACAAGAGATATTTGAGAATAAACAGCTCTCACTTCTCTTTGATGCCGCAAGGGATGCCAAACCCGAAGATTTAGAGATAGTACAGAGTATGCTCTTGGCTCTCAAAAATAAAGATAATAAATAATGCTGTGCAAAAAACATCCCACTGTTTTTGATATATATATTGCATAAATAATCAAATAAGGAGGGGATAGCAATGACGGATGATATATATATTCAGTATCTTGATATGAAAGCAACTAAAGTAAAAGAAACTGTGACGTGTAATGAAGATGGTTCATATACTGTGTTCCTTAATACACGCTTCACAACAGAACAATTGAATGAGGCATATATCCATGCTTGCAGACATATAGATCGGGATGACTTTCACAAGGAGTCTGCAGATTCTATTGAGGCTTATGCACATGGGTTGCAAAAATAATTAACAAATGAAGGGAGAGATTCGATGAATCAAAAACAACAAAACAAATGGTATTTAAGTACATGGTTTATTGCTATTCTATGCGCATGCTGGTTTCTTATACTTCCAGCAATCGGCGGCATAGTATTGATGATAATGAAGACCTTGGACGAAAAGAAACAAAAAGAAACCAATCAACAAATTATTCAACAGAATGCCCAACTTGCGGCTCAGAATGCTCAGATGAATCAAGCAATGCAAGACATGAATAAGACTATGCAGGATTTAGGAGTGCATGACCATCAGCAGTCGATGGCTAAGCTTAATCAGGTGAATGCCGAAATATCCGAAAACCTTGCCACTATAGATAAATTGCGTTCAGACATTGCTACACTTCAGGCAAAAGATGATAAACTGCAAAAATCAGTAGTGGCCCAGGAACGAAAGATCTCTCGTGCTAAGGAGATCTACTGCAGTATTGAATATGCATTAGATAACTTCATCACTGCTGACATTCCATATAACGAATGCCGAATTAGCCAATCAGTTATTGAGGATGCTAATCTCATTGCCCCATCTGTTATCCTTAAATTACATTGTATGGATATAAAAAGCTTGCGAAAAGCATACAGAGAAAATGAGAAATCCATTGACACTCTCAGACAGCAATATGCTATCAGATACACTACTAAAGCCAACAAAACGATTTATGACCTCATTGTCAAGGGGCTGGAATCTGAGATGCAGAACGTCTTGTATAATTTAAAATATGACAAGCTTGACAACGGTATTGAACAAATAAAAGATATCTGTGCTAAGTATCTAAAGATTGCAGCTGAAGGTAATCAAACAATTGCCGGAACTCTTACTAAGTTCATAGGTGAAATAGAATATCTTTTCATTAATGCCGCAAAGATAGAGTATAACTACTACGTCAAGAAAGAACAGGCAAAGCAAGAACAGCTTGCAATCAAAGAACAGATGCGTCAGGAGGCAGAGGAGCGCAAGGCTCTTGAGTCCGAACGTAAAAAAGTGGAGCTTGAAGAGTCAAAATATGAGAATCAGATATCTTCCCTCAAAGAACAGGCGGAAGCTTCAGAGGGTGAAGCCCTTGCTGCTCTGCAAGCTCGTATCCTTGAACTGCAGGCTCAGCTTGCAGATGTAACAATCAAAAAGGATGAAATAGCAAAGTTGCAAAATGGTAAAGCTGGTAATGTTTATATTATCAGCAACTTGGGTTCATTTGGTGAGAATGTATTCAAAGTCGGAATGACAAGAAGAATAAATCCACAGGATAGAGTTAATGAACTTGGAGATGCTTCTGTTCCGTTCAAATTTGATGTACACAGCTTTATTTTCTCTGATGACGCTTCTGGTCTTGAAACCGAACTTCACAAGAGACTTAATGATCGCCGAGTAAACAAGGTAAATCTTAGAAAAGAGTTCTTTAATGTATCAATAGATGAACTTGAAGAACTTGTAAATGAGATCTGCCCTACTGCAGAGTTCAACAGAACAATGCTTGCTGAAGAATACAGACAGTCGCTGTCAAGTTCTGAAGCATATACTTCTGAATATTCAACAGAGGATGAGACAGATGATGAGGATGAATAATATCATCTTCACATTATAAAAAAATCCCCCAGGTGCGGGTACACCTGAGGGAAGTTACCCACAAACCGAAGGCTTATGAATAACAGTGATCGCAAACTATATTATACCATAAGCCTTCCACTTTTGATAGGCTTATTTTTTATGCCTATTTTTAGAGGAGTTGATATTATGTGGTCAGAAATACAAAAAAATGGAACCGTAAAGTATTGTGAGAGGTACACAGATCCGCTCACAGAGAAGATTAAAAAGGTCACAGTGACGATGCCTAAGGCATCACCGCAGAATAAGAACAAGGCAACCAGAATTTTACAGGGGAAAATAGATAAGCTGTTGACTGCATCCCCGGTTAAATCAGATACAACACTCAAGGAGCTGGCTGATGCTTATATAGCATCATTGCGACAGCGCAAAAGGAAAGAAAGCACAATCAGAACAGAAAGCACTAACATAAATTGCTGTATAAATATAATCGGTAATGACGTACTTGTTGATAAACTCTCTCCTCGTTATGTAAATGATAGACTTCTCTCTTCGGGGAAAAATATAGACACCGTGAATACATATATAAAATTCTTAAAATTCGCTTTGAAATGGGGAATTAAAAGCGATTATCATTCAAACAATGATATATGGTTCAAGCTTGACTATATCCATAAGGAGAGCCCAGATGAGATACCAGAGGTATACGATATCAGTAACGAATACCTTGAGCCTGATGAAATCAAAAAACTACTTAATTACTTTAGAGATAACAACCAATGGCAGGATTACTATACATCATATTTCATGATCCTTACAGGGATGCGTATAGGTGAACTCATTGCTCTTGAAGATGCCGACGTTGATTTAAGAATAAACACTATACACATAACAAAAACTTATTATCCTTCAACAGGATATGTTACATCTGCAAAAACAAGCGATTCGATCAGAGACATTCATATACAACCTGAATTGCTCACGCTCATCAAAAAGTTACGACTTTGGCGAAAAGAGGTTCTATTTGAAAAAGGTATTAAGAGCAGCCTCTTCATACCAAATTTAAAAACAGGCAACTACATGGTTTATTTAACATATAATAATCATTTAAAGGCCGCTTCACTTAAATCTCTTGGGAGAGAAATAACGACACACAAACTGCGCCACACTCACGCATCTCTCCTAGCTGAAGTTATGTCTGCAGAACAAATATCTCGTCGACTTGGACATCATGATGACAAAATAACCAAAGCAATATATATTCATGTTACTCAAAAGATGAAGCAGAAAGATAATGAAGCTGTTGACACCATATCAATTATCAACTAAAAAAAGACGACCACTCAGTTTTCACACTGAATGGCCGTCTTTTAAATTTTGCCCCTTTTCTGCCCCTATGAGTTATTTTCATAGGCTGCAAATGGCTTTAAAGCTTGATTTTCCTTAATTTTCTATCAAGTTGATGATAAACCTGTGGTTTAAAATTTTTTTTTCAGTTTTCCCGTTCTGCTTCGCAAGCTTGTACTGGGTCATCTTCCTCTTGGAAGCTATGCGCTTATGCTTCTTTGCCTCAGCCCGCTCCGCAGACCGGTCAGGAAGAATGCCACAGGCCTCAAGGGCTCTCGGCCATGGCCCAAGGTAGGATTTTATCCAGCCAACCTGCTCCGGTGTAAAGTCTGACTTTTTCGGATATCTTCCAAGTGAAATATATGCGTCCAGAAGCATCTGACAACACTCTTCACGTGTATAGCCAGCTCTCTTGTTCTCCATACCTCTTTCCTCCGGATCATCTCTGCGTTTCTATGGTCTGAGAATTATTTTACTTTGACAGACTTCACTGAGCTGCCAAGTCCCATGTATCTCTTGCCATTTATTGTCTTGTAAGCTCTTACTCTCACATAGTATCTCTTGTTCTTTGCTAGATTCTTGATAGTTGCACTGCCATACTTTGCGCTCACATACTTTGTCTTTGCAGACTTAAAGTTCTTGTTTGTAGCATATGTTATCTGATATCCGGTAGCACCGCTTACCTTCTTGTAGGTCACCTTAAGACTTCTGCTGCTGTTTGATGCAAGCTTTGTTATTGATGACTTTGCAGGGGTAACTATCAGAGTTACGATTCCGCTTGCCTTGTTGTAATTGCTGTTGCCTGAGACAGTGATCTTTATCTGTACTCTGCCCGGCTTCTTGGTTCTCACAAGACCTGACTTGCTGTTCACTATCGCAATATTCTTGTTTGTTGATGAGTAAGTTACAGTTCCCTTACCGGCAGCCTTAACGGTTATATATCTGTTGTATACATATAATGTGTTGCCTGTCACTGTCTGGTCTGCCTTATTGATCTTGAAGGTCTGCTCAACACTGCCTGTATAATCGTTCTTACCTGTTATAGTTACCTTGGCTGTTCCGGCGTTCACGTTATTTGCATACGATGCTGTATAATCAGCCGCCTCAAGTTTCTTACCGTCAACTGTTACTGTAACCTCAGGCTTCTGTGCCTTGCCTGTATATGTCACATCTGCAACTTCTATAACTGTGTTGTCCTTTGTGAGTGTAACCTTTGTATCCGGCTCCTCTGGCTCTACAGGGACCTCCTTGACTGTTATCTTGATAACGATCTGTCCAGCCTCGTAGTTCTCTGTTCCCTCAGATGAAACTGTGATCTCAGTCTCACCGACAGCCTTGATTGTCACACGTCCTGTCTCAGGATCTACCTCTGCCACCTCTGGTGCAGATGATGCAAATGTAAGTGTACCCTGTCCTGTAACCTCGAGATCAAATGGCTCTGCATTTTCAAGAACCTCGATCTCAGTCTTTTCTGTAGTTATCGTCTTTGTAGACTTCTTTATCTCGAACTCGCCCTGAATTGTACCAGAGAACTTACCAGTTCCCTTTACTGTACAAGTACCCTTTCCGGCATTTACGTTATCACTGTATGTAACCTCATAGCTGCTTGGATCAAGCTTCTTGTCATTTACATATACGGTAACTTCCGGTGTGAGCTCCTCTCCAGTGTACTCTGCGTCTGCTATCTCAAGCTTTGTATTGTCCTCAGTGAGTGCTGTCACTGCCATGATCTTGTACCATGCAGTTCTTCCACCTCTTGATGTGATCCTGCACACAACATCATTTGTCAGGTTGATCTTGGCTGAAAGTCCGTCAACCACAACATAATGGCCATCCGCAGTTGTCTTGTATGTCATGTCAAGCTTTACAAGATCTGCGCTCTCCGGCAATACAACACCGACCTCAAATGGATCAGCCTTTGTTCCTGTTCCATTCAGAACCTCTCCATTTGCCTTGTATGTGTAGATAGAATTCCAATTCTCATCGGATTCTGTCTCTGTGGTAAATGTTATCTCTGTTCCATCTATTGTCATGGACTCAAATGTAGGAAGTCCTGAGAATGATGCTGCTACATCTGCTCCTGTGAGCTCATAGTGAAGCTCGATAGTGTCGTTATCCTTTGCAGCCAGTGAACCAAGCCCACCGTTGTCAAAGTCGTCTCCGTTGTATGACAGCATCCATCCTGACATTGAGTAGTCAGCAACTGATGCAAGTCCGTTTACAGATACGACATATGGGCCATAAGCTGACTCCTGAATATCGTAGGCTATTCCGGCATTATCCAGTGCACGCTTTACAGCGTCAACCGCGGAAGCTGCCTCAACCTTTGTGTTCTTAAGGATAACTCCATCCTTTGATGCACCATTTATTCCGGCTGCACTTGCTGTGTAGTCATATACACCTATGTTGAAGATAGTAACTCCGTCAATTACAGTTCTTACCTTCTTGTATGTCTCTACAAATTCTCCATCTTCTGCTGTCAGAGGAACATTTGCCATGATCTCTGCTGCAGGTGCCACGTTCAAGATGGCCTCTCCGTCATTGATCTTGGTAACTGTGTCAACTGTGAGCTTCTTGACTGCCTCTATATTAGCAGCCGATACATATGAAGCCTGATCCTCTGTGATGCTCTCATCTGCTGCGGCTGTGCATGAATATGCAGATCCTGATATTGTCAGATCCTCTGAATAGCCTGCAAATACGCCTGTTGTGGCTGCGTCGCTGCCATTTACAGTTCCTGCGCTGTAGCAGTCTGTGATCTCCACGCCTGCGTCATTTGACGTATTACCCTTGAAAACACCTGCAATACCGCCTGCATTTGTCTGTCCTGTGATCGTTCCTGCATTGTAGCATGAAATGATCTTGCATCCAGGATCCTGTGGATAGTATTCATTGTGGCTTCCGAGTATTCCACCAACATTTGTCTTGGCTGTGATGTCACCATAGTTTGTCGAATTCTGTACGCAGATATTTCGGCTGCTCATAGATCCTATGATTCCGCCGACGGTACCACCGTTTTCTGCCTTAATAGTTCCATGATTTACACAGTTCTCAATCACTGTGTTGCTTATTTTGTTCGTGTTACAGTATCCTACCAGACCACCTATCGAAGCTGATGTATTTGTGCCTGTGTAAGTGATATTTACTTTAGATGTACAACCTGCTACTCTTGCCGGTGCATCTGTGGTTCCCTGATACAGGTATCCCACAACCGCTCCTGCTGCAGTCTTGGTGCTCATGATGATAGTTCCCTCTACTGTGAGGCCGCTGATCCTTGCACCCGCCTGTCCAAATATTCCTGAGTAGCCTATATCATTCTGATACAGATTGCTGATAGTATGTCCCTGGCCGTCAAATGAACCCATGTATATGGCACCCGATGTACCTATTGGTGTCCAGCTATATCCTGCAAGGTTGATATCCGCTGTGAGCACTGCATTAATGTCGACCTTCTTATTGACATTTACCTCATTTTCAAACCAGTACAGCTCTGCACCTGTGCTGATCTGGTATACTCCGTCAACCTGTTCGGGCTCGGTCTTGCTCTCGCCATCCCAAGCAGTTGCACTTGACGCTGTGAGGCTGATGGTCTGTGACATCTCGCCGGAAGTATCCTCCGGGATCTCAAATGTTCCCTCGGCATACATGTATCCGGCACACTTCATAGTGTAATTGTACTGTCTGCCTGCAAGACCATTGAAGCTGCCGTCCTTTACTGTTACGGGATTTCCTTCAGTATCCTTTATGCTTACCTTATATCCTTCTACTGCTTCGTTTGTAGCACCATCCACTACATCAAGCTTTACCTGGACAAAGTCTGTCTTTGCCAGCTTAAATGACATATCCGGGAGACTTCCAAGGTATGCCACACGTACGCTTGCTGCCATCTGTACAGGCTTTCCTGTTGCATGGCGGACCTCTCTGTGTGAACCGTATGGCGAACCGAATCCGCCCTCATACAGAACTCCGCTCAGCGTGTACTCGTCACCTGCAAAATACTGAGGTATCTTGACTGTAACTGTCTGGGCAGCAGGATATGATGCAAATGCATACTGGTTGCTTGCTCCTGAGAATTCATTTCCTTCACCATCTGACAGTTTTATAGTTCCGGCCATGTTGTAAATTCCTGCAAGCTTGTTGGCCGGAATATACAGACCATCGTATGCCTTCTTGCCATCCTCTGTACGCTTACCATATGAAACCTCTATGGTATCACCGGCTCTGAGTTCATCTGCTGAGATCTCGTCACCATCAGCGTTCTTATATGTGTATGATACCGGGACTTCCTTTGCACGTACTACCTGATATGTGCTAACTCCGTCCTTTGTCACCTTTATTATGTTTGATCCCTCTGTGAGACCGCTTACAGTGTAGCTTCCATCATCATTCTTCTTGACATCTGCTGTTGTAAATCCACTGTATGTAAGCTTGTTTCCCGTGATCTGTGGATGAAGAACTGATACTGCCACTCCATCCTCCGGTGTAAATGTGTACTCTGCACCGGCTGCTCCCTCAAGATAATACAGAACATCGATCTGTGCATCCAGATTGTCTACAGCAGTCTTAGCAGTCTCTGTGTTGCGTCCTGCATTTAATGTCATATTTGTCTGAATGTCTGAGCCGTCATTTCCTACAGTGAATACGACTACACCTGTGTTTTCAGGCCAGATCGCACTGAAGAATGAACCGCCCATACCAGGCTTGTTGATCTCTGCATCATAGGTTACGAGAAGTATCGCTGTTCCCTCTGACTTTGCCTCGATCTCTGCTATCTCTGAATGCTCGCCAGGTACAACGCTGATCACATCACTTGATGGGTTACCATTCTCATCGATAACTGTGTAGTGATAATCAGGCTCTGCTGATTTTGCATTCATGATACCCTCTATTGCCTGCCAGTTACGGAAGCACTCAAGGTGATACTTGTCACCCTTCTGCATTGACACGTAGCCCTTCTCATTTGAAGTCATGTAGATATCAGCTACATCTGAGCTGTTGGCTGACATGTCATGTACAACTGTGCCAGGGCCATATGTGCTGTCGCCGATGTACATATCCTCGGCTGTTACCTTGTACTCAGCATCTGTGGTTGTGGAGAACCAGTTCCAGTATGTCACTCCCTCTCCGCCAGTTACACGGTAGTAATATGTGATACCACTTCCAAGCTTATACTTGTATGTGTCATATCCGGCATCCTTGCTGTCTATCTTGATGCCAGCCTCATCCTTATATATATAGTATGTTGAAAGTGTACCAACTCTGAGCTCAGTTCCCTCTGGAACTGTGAACTCTACTGTCTTTGCCGCTGCAAGAGCTACTGAATAACCGTAGCTTCTGTTGGATGTAAGTGTGTTTGACACAGTCTTAGAGATATAGTCATCTGCTCTATCTCCAACCGGATCATATGTCACCGACACCATATCAGCATAGTAGAACAGTCCTGCATACTTTGCCCAGGCGTCATCTGACCCCTCCCTGGTCTTTACAAACTCTGCATGTCTGTCCACATTGTCAGGAGACATAACTTTACCTGTGACGGTATAGTCAACGTCTTCCTTCCAATATTTTTTGTTGCCATCTACAGTGTCATAACCTGTACATGCTATATCTGTGATGCTGTATATGCTGTATGACTGCTGTGGATCGTCTGTGACTACGAGATCTATAGATCCCATATCTGTCTTCTCGTCACCGCTCTTCTGATATGCTGACAGACGGTATGTACCCGGCTCAAGCTCAAGGGTATACTTGCTGCCATCAGGCTCTCCAACTTCAATCTCATTGCCCTCTGAATCAGCCAGAGTCATGTAAGGAGCAGAATAATTCATGGTTACAGATACTGTATTTCTCTTGTCGCCCCTGATCTTCTTCTCAACTGCCTGAACCTCATCTGCAGTTGCAGTGAGATCTGTCATGACCGCCTGAACCTCTTCACGTAGAGCCTCGTCCTTAGCTATCTCATCTGCATGCTCTGCATAGAGCACATAGAGCTCTGTCTTGTCCTGAGTCTCATAGTATGCATACTCAGAGTCAAATGTATTCTTATCCGGATTGTAGCCATATCCCAGATCTGCGCCATAATCTGCGAGTGTGAACTGCCAACGGATAACGTGTGTATTGTCTACTCCGGCTGCAGAATCTACCTGATATTCTCCTGCGCCGACATTTCCCATTATATTGTCAACTGTGTTCATCCAGCCAGACATGCTGAAATAATCAAACTGGCCAAGATCTTTTCCAGTCTTGTCCTTAAGCTCAAGTGCCTTTCCATTCTTCTTCTGATAAGCATCCTTAAGCTCCTGTGGAACATTTGCAGCTCCCTTATCAATGCCCTTTACGTTGGCAAGATAATAACTGGAACTGTTGTATTTGTCTGTTCCTGAAGGTTCTGTTTCAAGTCCCTCTTTCTTGAAAAACGCGTAAGTTGCCTGTGATACGGTAAGCTTAGACAGGTCGATGTCTATGCCTTCCTCTTTCCAGACTTCACCGATCTCTTTGTAGGACATTCTCTCTGGCTCGATATAGAATCCCTGGCCAAGAGTAAATCCCTCAAGAGACAGCACAACGTACTCAGTGCTGTAATCAACTTCGCCATCACTCTCTGCGGCGGCAGCCTGAACATAGCCCCAGCTTGCATTTGAAGCAAATGGTGCCACTAAAACTGCGCATGCCAATAAGAATGAAAGCATCAATGTCCTGATTCGTTTCATCTCCTATTTTCCTTTCTTTATTTAATTGTAGGTTATAAAGCAGGGGATATGTATTCTGCTTTTCCCACGCCCAAAAGCTAACAGATGAACTGTCGTGTCATCCGCATCCGGGTACTCCGCATATCCCGGCTGTCTGTGTCTGTCAGACGCCGTCACGCGGCCGGAAATCTCATAAAATCTGCGGGCATTCTGACTGAAAGACACAAGTCTTAACACAGTAATGGCGGTTGCACCGGAATCTCACCGAATTTCCCCCTGATCGAATGCTTTTCAGGACGGCATCCGAGCAGATTTTCACTATGAAATCACAGGGTTTATAGTAATTGTGAATCGGGGAATTGTCAACTCCAAGTACCACTTAATGTATTTTTTTGTCATATTTTATTAGTAAGGTGAGATATGTGTTTTATCCATATCACACATTTCTGCATAATATGTAAGTAGAGAGAAATTACTGAGAATACCTTTGGATTTCATTCTGCTGTCCACAGCATACATTTGGTTTACAAATCCTCCAAGCCATGATAACATCAAGAAATCGAAGGATGTCAAAGAGATGCTATCAGAGATGGTTGAGGAAGAGAGAAACCGTAAGAAAGTCACAAGCCGGGTATCCCTATTTTATAGAGATATCCGGCTTTTCTTCTAACTCTTATTCTGATTACTTTTTAGTTACGGAAGCCAGCTTATTCTGACCTCTTTGAGCTGTCCTGTTGTATCGTCAAACTCAAATGTATAGCCGCTGCTTCCCATATAAACCTCAGAATCTACACTGTACTTGACTATCTTGCCATCTACTTCTGCATTCTCGCTGCACTTTTCAAGCAACTGATCCTTGGTGATAGTTGTAGGGAATGAGAAGTTCACCTGCTTTGCACCGTCAATCATCATCTCACTGATCTCTGCATTCATGCTGGCATCATAATCCGGGTTTGGCACAAAAAGGTGTGAATACCTTACATATGAGAGAACGCAATCCTCTGCCTTCTGCTCACCGTCAGTAAAGTTGCCAAACATAAACTGCATCGTTACGTAGTCATTGATTTCTGCTGTGTATCTGTCAGTTTCGTAATTTTTATTTACATTGTTGCCACTGTTATTGAGAGAATTCTGCTCAAATGGTATTCCACCGTCTATAAGATCCTTCAAGGTGGACTCACCTAAAGTGAATTTCTTTCCATTATATACAAATGACCTATTGTCAAGATCTGCGTAATTCTCGCTGAGTCCCGATGCCAATGTAAAATCCTCATATACAGGCATCGTAAATTCTGTGGATTCCTCACTGTCATCACTGTAATCGGTTTCATCTGCATATGAATCATCAGATTCAGTATCACCTGTATCCTCAGCCTCAGATTCCTCCTCCGTTGCCATTTCCGTTTCGGTTACCTGCTCTGTTGACTCCGTCTCTCTGGTGGATTTGCCATCATTTCCACATCCAACTATAGAAATTCCCATCACCACCGTGATAAGTCCTGCAATCAACATTTTCCTGTTCCTCATATAATAATCCTCCTTAAAACCTAGTGGCTTTATTATTGAGAATGTCACTATATTTTATCAAGCCGTAATCGGTTGCAACCAGGCAACTATGGGTAGCAAACCGGAATTATAGGGATTTTCGTCACTTTTTTGCAATCTATAGTGCTTATTTCTCCGTAATGTTCATGAAACTATAATAAGTGTCTCTGTCCATGGCATCCGGATTATCATCGGCAAATCCGCTGACTGTATATATGTTCCCATCCTTCAGATCAGCATATGCATTAAAATAGTATGTGATATTTCTCTTGCCGTCCTTTATATATAAGGTCGAATATGTGTAGTAATAAAATGTCACACCATTTACCTCACACTGACCTTCCTCTGTTACCTTTGATATTCCGGCCCCGGTCTTTCTGTCTGCCATATCAGATGCTGTCATCCAGCTATATGGTACGATCGAAGTCACAACCGTGATCTTATCACCGTCTGAATAGTATGTCTTACCTGACAAATCCTCATTCTGAAGGCTGTAATTTTCAGGGATTTCATATGACACGGTAGTATCTCCATTCACGACACTGTCCACTACTCCCGTCTCCATAGCTTCGTCCTCCTGCCAGTATGAGCCTGTCATATCATTTGTCTCATCTGTGGGAACGGCCCCCGCAACAATAGCCACAGCTTCATCGGCAGCCTTCTCATATACCTCAGCTCTCTCCGACCCGCTCAGCGCATCTATATCTATCTCATCAAATCTTATCGAAGTAAAGAAACGCTGCCCTTCCCCGGCATCACATATAAGCTGATAAAAATATGATCTGTCGAACTTCGCACCTCGTTCATTTGCAAGACTCGCTATGTATCTGATATATTCCTTCCCCTGTATCTCGAACTTCTCAGGCTCCAGCTCCATCACATAACCTGCGTCCTCAATATTTTTCTTGCGCTGCTCTCTGTTGTCCCAGAAATCCGCCATCGTCTTATCCTCCACATCGATCTGTATCAGATAATCATCACAGCTTCTTATATTAAGACAGCCACTCTCATGTATGATTGCCAGTCCTACCGGCTTCACAGAGAAGGCATATCCCTTGAACACTATATGCCAAGGCTCTGTCTCATCGTCAGCTATTTTATTTCCATCCTGTTCAGTTTCACTTTTTTCTTCCGTCTTCCGCGCACTGTTCAGATCAATAACGCCCATAAACTCAAGAGCGACAAATGCAACTCCCGCCAGTATGCATGCTATTACGATCGCGCAGACAATTTTTTTACATTTTTTCATCGGCTGTCTTATCCTCAAGTATGATCTGAAGTGTATCTTCTTTCTTCATCCTTCTTATCTCAAGTCCAATGAGGATCAGAAGAATAATAAACACCAGCATGACAAATGATGCGGCAACTATGGTTGATGTCTTGTAATTCAGAAACAGACCATCACCGTCCGCCCCTGTGTACAACTGTATGTAATCTCCATCTCGTATCCCCGGTACATCAAGCCACACAGTATCCATGATCTTTCGGCCATTGTCATCAAAATATGCCAAATCAGCTTTTGTATACTGCTGATACACCTTCTCCACGCGCACATTTCCGTTCTTATCTGAATGGCTGATCCACTCGTTCCTCACAAACAGCACCGCCACCACAATTACACAGAAAACGCATATGGCTGCCATCACGCAAAATAATATTTTCAATCTGGCAAGCCTGCCTTTTCCCCTGAGATTCTTCAGATGGACAGCATTATTCGCTGAAGTCCCATCCCCGGACACCTCTTCCGGCGCCTCCGGCTCATCACCCTTTCCATATATAAGTTCTCCAACCTGTACATCCAGAATCTCACATATACACACAAGCCTGTCCAAATCAGGATACGCCTTATCCCTCTCCCACTTGGACACAGCCTGTCTGCTGACTCCCATCTTTTCCGCAAATTCCTCCTGATTCAGCCCGGCTTTCTTCCGGTACTCCTGAATCCTGGATCCTATAAGCAGCATTTGTTTTCCTCCTTATCTCCATCTGTTATACTGTTTTTTTCAAACAATTAATCCATGCTTTTGCCAAAGTTATATGCCCCTCTTTTGTAGGGTGTGATCCGTCTAATGTTTCATAACGTAAATTCTGTGATGCCAGATCTGCAACTTCAATTCCCGCAATTTCTGCAGCAATTTTTATTGCCGCATTGTATTCATATATCGATACACCAGCCCATTTATGTGGAAATTTCCAACTATTATCGCCTTTCATATAACTTTCCATCAATGTCCCACATATAATTCTACTTTTCGGATAATTCATCTTTATCTTTTGCAACATATTATAATAGGACGAGAAAAATGAAGGGCTTCCCAACTTATCATTTGTAATATGAACACCGTTTCCAAAATCATTAAACCCTAAATATATTAGAATCATATCAGGTGTGTACTGCTCTGTATGCAAATTTGATGTACGCTGATCACAATTTCCACTAGGGAATTTTTCACCTGCAACCTTACTTCCAGAATAAGAATTATTAACACAAATGTAGGCGTTAATGAACTGGTTTACCTTTGCCCACCATGTATCATATACCGATGTCATGTCATTTCTTAAAGAGTTGTACTCATCATAAAACACCTTATATCCAATCGGATTATATCCTGAATATGTACTTATAGAATCACCCAAAATAGATACAAATTTTACTTTATTTTTCATTGAAGTCCCCTCTACTTTCCTCTCTTCTTCAAAGTTTCTCGACGTTCTAGTCTATTCTTAACCTAATCGGCCCTAATCGTAACATTTCTACTCAATGGGCCAATCGATAACGCTTTTAACACAATATCCTGACACACTTTCGCTGACGCCTTATCTCCCTGATAACCATTTTCATTTGCTTCTTCAATAAGCTTCTGTATATTTATCATCATAAAACCTCCAATCTAAGTGTCTCCATTACCATGTTTGACTTTGGTAATTCATACGCATATTCTGCAACTAAAGTCATATCCAGTTCATGAACAATCTTTCTATAACTTGCAATTAATTCTTTGTACAAATCAAAAGAAAATTTTCTTTTATTCCGTATCAGTTCCACAAGAAGACGCTCTTTATCATAAATTACAATATCCACACCATCATAATTCATTGTAGTTTTGCCCATATCAAATGCTTCGCTGTTTTCATAAAAATGCTTCACTCTTTCATCGCTGATTTTTCTTGTATTTTTCGGTGTCGCAACATAATAAAAATTTGGTATGGTATCCGTCAATCCATAGTAATAAAAGGCACTATTCAGAGTTATAATTGCATTGGGATATTTCTTAGAAATAATCTCCAGCTCCGGCACATATCTCTTATCAGAATAGATGCCTTTTTCTTTTACATACAGTTCCCCTTCTTGAACACATTTTTTAATTTTATAATCCGTTCCATATTTTTCCAAACACTCCTGATATGACAGCAACATTTTCCTTCATATGTTTTTCTGATTTAGCACCGTTTATCTATTTTGTTCCATGCTCCACAATCATCTCAACATTCTCAAATACATCAACAAACACCT